GCTTTGTATCCTACAAATAAATTATTAAAAGCAAAAGAATGGGTTAACGCTTTCAAGAATGAAAGTAAAATGAATACGTTACGTATACCTACTCCAGGATATGCAGATATAACAAACAACGTTACAAGAAGAGAATTAGAAGATTTAAATATCGCAGTGTTTGATGATAAAAATAAAATTGTTGGTGGTTTTTTAAAATATGCACAAGACGCTGATCTTGATGTTGGAAAGTATGACTTACTTAAAATTATTAAAAGTAATCCAGTAGCACAAGCTAGAGTTATGGAGTTTGGACCAACAAGAAAAATGGTAGATGCTATGGATAACTATGCTGATACAAGAGATAAGTATGCATCAGAACTCATAGAGTTTATGAAGCCAAAATTAAAAAGACTTGGGTATACTGCGTCAGATGTGCAAAAGTTTGAAAGAGGTGTGCAAGGTTATGTAAAAGACGCTAGTGATATAAACGCACAAAACGAATTTTTTGTTAAACAAGGTTTATCAAGTCAGAATACAACAAGAGCTTTTCGACCAGAACATATGCAACAATCTAATGATTTAAAAAATTTTCAAAATAATTTTATAAAAAATTTTAAGGGACAACTACTACCCTCTTCTGGTGCAGATAAAATGAGAAAAGCAGAACAGACTATGGCGATATTTGATAACACAGCTGGCAAAAGACTTGTGCAAGAATTAAATAAACACCAACGCACTATGAGTAATGAAATAGATATGTATAAAAGATTACCAAGTGTGTATGGTAGAGAAGGTTCGTATAGATTACATGGTCCAGAAAATTACAATGAAATTGTCGTGTACATAGATCCTAAAGCTAAAACACCAGGATATAAACTACATGTTCCAGAAGGAGGACAACATTACAAAGAACGTTCTGAATTAGCTCCTAAACATTCAGACCAATTATATTTTATGCGTTTTGGTATGCGATCAGATATTGAAAACCCTAATATAAAAAATTATGCAATAGATGAAATACAAGCAGACATCAATCAATCTGTGGGTAAATCTATGAGAGCAGCGAGAGATAGAAACGATCCTGACTTTCGTAGGCTCAATCCTTACAATTTAGATTTTATTAAAAATATGGGAGTGATGAGAGCAAAACAATTAACACCTAGGGCTAGAGAACTTGCAGATAAAGGAGTAGCTGCTACGAAAGCAGAAAGAGAAGAATTACAAGAAATAAATTCTAAGGTAGATAATCTATTAAGATCAAACCAAAAGGTTCCTTCACCAGAAGCTTACGCTCGTGGACAACCTTATCTTCCAATGGTTGATAGAAAAGATTATGGAGAACACGCTCTAAAAACTTTAGTAAGAAAAGCTATAATGGATGATGTTGATTTTGTATCTGTAAACTCTGTTGCAGCACAACACGGAAAAAGAACAACAGCTACAGGGCTTAAAGAGTTTTACGGAGCTAGTGCAGATAATCCAAAAAGTGTTATGTATGATGCTATGGTTAGACTAGCTAAACAATATAACTCTAAGGTAGAAAAAAGAACAATATCAAAAAGTGATCCTAAAAAAGAATTTAAAGTTTTAAATGAAACTAATGAACACGTGGCTGCTTTTAAATCAGAAGTAGAAGCTAGACAATTTATGGATAGAGCTATGAGAGAAAATTATGGCAGTGATTTAAGAATGTTAAAAATAAAATCTACTGACCCACGTATGTATTATGATACAATGTCTCTTAGGATAACACCTGAGATGAAAGAAAAACCTTTTAAGTTATATAAAAAGACAGGTGGTCTAGTCGTAAACCTTTTTAAATGGTAGGATAAAATATGGCAAAAAAAAATAAAGATATAGATTTTACTGAAGTAGATGAAGCAAGAGCAAAAGAAAAAAGTTATTTTGAGAAAAATTTTGGGGTCGGAGGTTTTGACAAAGATTCTCTTATGGACGCTTTTTTTAAGCCTGCAGCTGGGGCTAAGTTAGATACTGACGCAGAAGGTATAGAGTTTATTAAAAAGAAAAAAGAGGCTTTGCAAGATGCCTATAAAGGAGTAAAATTTTTTCCTTTACCAGTATCTGATATCTCATCAGATTTACAACGAATTATGCAAAGAAACGTGGTGCCAGAACTTGGTGCAAAAAAAGGAAAATTTGTTAGAGTAAAAACAAGATTAGGTAGAACAAAAAAAACTAGGATAACTTAATGGCAATAGAAGAAAATACAGAAGAAAAAGAATCTGTGCAATTTGAAATATCAGATGAAGGTGTAGATGAGGTAGTAGAAGAGCAAGTAGAAGAAGAACAGGATTTTTTTGCAAATCTTGCAGAAACTTTAGATAATAGAACACTTGGTTCTTTGGCATCAACACTAATCACTGATTATAAAAAAGATAGAGAGTCAAGAGGTGATTGGGAAAAAGCTTACACAGGTGGTCTAGACTTGTTAGGATTTAAGTACGATGGTGAAGGTCAACCTTTTAGAGGAGCCTCTAGTGTTACACACCCTTTATTATCTGAAGCAGTAACACAATTTCAATCACAAGCTTATAAAGAATTGTTACCAGCTGATGGTCCTGTTAAAACAATGGTGGTTGGTGATAGTAATCCTGCAAAAGAAGCACAAGCTCAACGTGTTAGTGACTTTATGAATTATATGATCACTGAGGTTATGGAAGAATATACACCAGAATTTGATCAATTATTGTTTTATCTACCCTTAGCTGGCTCTTCTTTCAAAAAAGTCTACTACGATGACCTTATGAATCGTGCAGTTAGTAAATTTGTACCAGCTGAAGACTTAGTTGTGCCGTATTATGCATCAGATTTAAAGGATTGTGAGAGAATTACACACGTTATTAAGATGAGTGAGAACGATTTACTAAAAAAAATGACAACTGGGTTCTACAGAAACGTTGAAATCACGCCAACTCAAGCTCAAGACGATGAAATACAAGATAAATACGACGAAATGGAAGGTGTTACGCCTTCAGGAGAGCAAGATTACCAATTTAACGTTCTAGAAATGCATGTTGACATAGATTTAGACCAATATCGTCTTGAAGATGCAGAAAAAAAGGTAAAAGTTCCGTATATTGTGACGATAGATGAGGGATCACAAGAAATTTTGTCTATTTATAGAAATTATTCTCCAGATGACCCATTATTTCAAAGAAAAGAATACTTTGTACACTACAAATTTCTACCGGGACTAGGTTTTTATGGGTTTGGTTTAATACATATGATAGGTGGACTGTCAAAAACTGCAACTGCAGCTTTAAGGCAGTTACTTGATGCAGGAACTTTGGCTAATTTACCAGCAGGTTTTAAATCTAGAGGCTTGAGAATACGAGACGATGAACAACCCTTTCAACCAGGAGAATTTAGAGATGTTGATGCTCCTGGAGGCAACATAAAAGATCAATTCCAAATACTGCCCTTCAAAGAACCTTCAAGTGTTTTGTTTCAATTGTTAGGTTTTGTTGTACAGGCAGGTCAACGATTTGCTGCGATAGCTGATATGAATGTTGGAGAAGATAAGCAAAATCGTGCCGTTGGTACCACCTTGGCGTTACTAGAACGTGGCTCTAGAGTTATGAGTGCAATTCACAAAAGATGCTACTATTCTATGCGACAAGAATTTAGACTTATGTCTGATGTGTTTGCAACCTACCTCCCTCCCTTCTACCCATACGCTGTGTATGGGGCAAACCGACAGATAAAAGCTCTAGATTTTTCTGCTGAAGTTGATGTTATTCCTGTAGCCGATCCAAATACGTTCTCATTAGCTCAAAGGGTAACATTAGCTTCTCAGCAGTTACAAATAGCACAATCAAACCCACAGATACATAATATAAGAGAAGCTTATTATAGAGTTTATGAAGCTTTAGGCACAAAAAAAATAGAAACTTTATTGCCTCCACCAAAACAAAATACCCCAATAGATCCAGGTGTAGAAAATGCTGGTGCACTTCGTATGGAAATACCCAAAGCTTTTTATTTTCAAAACCACGATGCTCACATAGAAGCTCATGGTGCTTTTTTAAAATCAAGAATGGTTCAGATAAATCCAAAAGTTTATGCTTTGTTACAAGCTCACATTTCGGAACATTTATCTTTTAAGGCTAGAGCACAAGTTTTTTTACATTTACAGCAAGAAAGACCTGAACTTTTAAAATTACAAGAAACTGACCCAGAGGCATTTCAAGCTGAGACAGAAAGTATGATAGCTAGACAAATAGCAGACCTTACAAGTGTTCTTATATCTCAAGAAGCTGGTTCATCAAAACCTGACCCTGTTGTAGCTTTAAAACAAAGAGAGCTTGATTTAAGAGCTATGGATATGCAACGTAAAACAGAAGAGTTTAAAGTTGAGCAAGTTAGAAAGAATTATGAGTTTGATGAAAAGATTGATTTAGATAGAATGAAACGTGAAGATGCCGAAGTAGCTGGTCAAGAAAGAATTAGAGTTGCAGATGAAAAACTTGATCTTGTTGAGAGAAAAATAGAAAATGAGGAGAAGCGTGATGAACCAAAAGGGTAAAAAATCAGGACCACCACCTAAAAGTGGACCTTTACCACAAGGATTGAAGATCGGCTCTTTATCAAATTTAGGTTGTCCTCATCGACAAAATGGTGTAAAAAGTGATATTCAGGGAATAAAAGATATACAGGTAAAAGGTAAAAAATTTATAGGACTAAAATGATTGCAGGTGACTCTACAGAATACGAATTTATTACAGAAGAAATACAAAAATTAAAATTACCTCCTGTAGCATTAACCTGTGAAATAGGTTTGCGTAGAGGACTAGGTTCAAAAACTATTATGGATGCTGTGATTGCTAAAGGTCCAGAATATTATAGGCATATAGCTGTTGATCCTTATGGTAATTTAAATTATCAGCACTATGATGACAGACCTCCATACACAGCAGATTACACAGACAATATGAAAGTAGAAACTTTGTATGACTTAGTAAAATATAAAGAGTTTGCTTTCTTTGAATTTCCAGATACTTATTTTTTTGAAACAATGAAAAATGGGTATCCTATAAGTATAGATGGGCAAGTATATATGAAGGATACATATTCTGTTGTGCATTTAGATGGACCTCATACTACCAATGCAGTAAATCACGAGATTAATTTTTTTATGAGATATATGGAAGATGAAAGTTTAATTATTTTAGATGATCACAAAACATATAATACGAAGACAGTTGATTGGTCTTTAAGTAAATTAGGTTTTGTTAAAATACGAGAGGGTGAACGTAAACTTATATACAAGAGAAATAATGAGAACCTTTGATAAAGCATGGAGACTAGCGATATCTCATAAAAAATGTAGCTTTTGTGAGAACCCTGCTATAGATTATGAAAAGTTTAAATTTTATTGTCAACTATGTTGGGACAGAAAGGAAAAGGATAAAAAAAATGGCACTAACAGCACTAATAGGTCCAGCAACTAAACTGCTTGGAAAATTTATTGAAGACAAAGATAAAAAAAATGAGATCGCTTACAAGCTTTCTACTTTAGCAGAAAAGCATGCTCAAGAATTAGCAAAAGGACAAATAGAAGTAAACAAGGAACAAGCTAAACATCCTAGTTTGTTTGTATCTGGCGCCCGTCCTGCAATAATGTGGGTTTGCTGCTTGGGGCTACTATGGCAGTTTTTCATAGGTCCGATTTTAAGTTGGTTTACAGGTATCTGGATGCCTGACGTAATACCTCCTGAACTGGAAGTTGAAGGGCTCGTCACGCTGGTTATGAGCCTCTTAGGACTTGGAGCCATGCGATCCTTCGAGAAGTCAAAAGGTATTGCTAGAGAAAATATGAAAAAATGAAGAAGGACATTATACATAGCATAATAGATGTAGGTAGTGGTTTTATATTAGCTATTGCGATACAAATATTAATCTTTCCAATCTTTGATTTATATCCATCTTTTACAGACAGCTTAGGCATTGCTTTAGCTTTTACTGTAGTATCCATAGTAAGGTCTGCTATATGGAGATGGGTATTTAGAAATTTTACTTTTAGATTTTAATGGTAAAGAGATTTGTTAAGACTGAAAAAGCACTTGTAAAAAAAACAAAAAGAAGATATCATCCTGTAGGTAAAAGGCATAGGAAAAAGTTAGGTCCTAAGTCTTGTTTGAGAGTTAGATAAGGGGATGGGTAGTGTTAAAAGTTTTAGATTTATTTTCAGGTATAGGTGGTTTTAGCCTAGGATTAGAGTCAACAGGTTTTTTTAAAACAGTAGCTTTTTGTGAAAAAGATGATTTTTGCAAACAAGTTTTAAAAAAGAATTGGCCTAATATTTCAATATATAATGATGTAAGGAGTTTACATGACACAAAAATACAAGCAGATGTCGTTACTGGAGGTTTCCCCTGTCAGTCATTTAGTCAAGCAGGATTACAAAAAGGCAGAGGTGACGACCGATGGCTCTGGAATGAAATGTTTGATGTTATTAAAAGAGTCAAACCAAGATGGGTTATTGGAGAAAATGTGCAAGGAATTATTAACATCGAAAACGGCATGGTACTCAGACAGGTGCAAGACGACTTGGAAGGTGAAGGTTTCAAAGTCCAATGTTTCGTTATTCCAGCTTCAGGCATCGGTGCTTGGCATCAAAGAAAAAGAGTCTGGATCTTGGCTTCAAACTCCAACAACACAAGATGCAAGGATAGGACCGAACAATATAGGAGGCAACCAGCACAGAATCAAGAGAGGCTCAATAGCACTAGCAGACCAAATTTTATTTCCGACTCCAACAACTATGGATCACATAGATCGAAAGGGAATGAGACCATCGAGAGCAGCGACCAACAGAAAGACAGGGTATTTGTCAGAGATGATAAAGATGTATCCGACACCAAGAGCCGCCGATATAGAGGGAGGAGCAGTCAAGGATGTGAAAATAAAGAATGGTCATTTTTATCGAGAGAACAAGAAAGGCGAGAGATGGGGAGTGAAGTTGAGGGACGCAGTACAAACTTATCCAACTCCGAGGTCCAGGGATTACAAAGATTCAGTGATGTCAGTTCCTCCTTCAGTTCAGAAGGGGAGACAACCAACTTTAGGGGAGAAGATTGCGATAGAGAAAAAACAAATGGAGCCAGAGAAACTTGGTGGCAAACTCAATCCAGAGTTTGTGGAGTTCCTAATGGGGTATCCTATGGGGTGGACAAAGATAGAGCCAAGCGAATAAAAGCTTTAGGTAATTCTATTGTACCACAAATTGTAAGGCAGATAGGGTTAGCAATTAAGGAAGTAGAAAATGAATGATATTGATACAATACAAGTTATACGTAAACACATAAAAAAAGAAATAGATAGTGTTAAAGAACATCTCTGTTATGGTATAGACAGCCAGGAACAATTGCTCTATGCTAAAGGTAAGCTCAACGCATTGGAAGCGTTGCTTCAGGATCTAAAAGACCTGCAAAATAGAGAGGAAGTATATGACGACTTTAATCAAGCCAAAACGTTATCAAAAAAATGACGTTCAAGTTCCGAAGGGACCAAAAGAAACTGAGGAATATCTAAAAATAATACCAAAACCAGTTGGATACAGACTTTTAGTAAGGCCTTATGAGGGCAAAGAAAAAACTGAAGGTGGTGTATACATATCTGATACAACAAGAGACAACATACAAATGACTACTGTAGTTGGTTTAGTAATTAAGATGGGTGATCTATGTTACAAAGATAAAGAAAAGTTTCCAACCGGACCTTGGTGTAAAGAGGGACAGTTTGTTGTCTATGGGCGATATTCTGGAGCTCGATTCAAAACTAAGTACGGAGAACATCGTATATTAAATGATGATGAAATTATCGGTACTATTGCTAAACCCGAGGACATCCTCGCATTATTCTAAGGAGTAATTATGTCAGTAAATGAACATGTAGAGTTAGACACTGATGGTTTACAAGATCAAAAACTAGCAGTGCCAGAACAACCTAAAGAAGAAAAACTCGAACAAGTTGAAGTAGATTTAGGTTACACTGATCACAGTAAAAACGAAACAAAAACAAAAGTTGTAGAAAAAAAAGAAGAAACTGAAAAAGACAATCTATCTGATGTATCAGATAATGTGCAAAAAAGAATTGATAAACTAACTAGAAAATTTAGAGAAGCTGAAAGAAGAGAAAAAGCTGCTTTAGATTATGCAAAAGGTTTACAAAACAAATATGCTGGTCTTGAAAAAAATTCAAAAGTACAAGAAAAAACTTATATTGATGAGTTTGATGCAAGAGTAGATGCACAAAGAGAACAAGTAAAAGCGAAATTAAAAACAGCGATTGAAGATAATAATACTGATAAAATTATGGAAGCTAATGATGAGCTTACTCGTTTAGCAGTAGAAAAAGAAAAAGCAAGAATCAAAAAAACAGAGATAGAAACAGAAACAAAACAAGAGCCTCAACAACAACCTCAGCAGGCACAGCAACCTGCTCCTAGACCTTCAGCCGCTGCTGAAGCTTGGGCACAAAAAAATGAGTGGTTTGGTAATGATAGAGTTATGACATCAGCAGCTTATGCCATACATGAAGATTTAGTGTCACAGGGGTTTGACCCAGAGTCATCTGAGTATTATAATGAAATTGACAAAAGTATGCAGGAAAATTTTCCTCATAAATTTGCTAGTGAAAAGAAGCCCGTTCAAACTGTTGCTTCAGCTGGAAGAAAACAAGAAGGACGCAGAACAGTGACTCTCACCAAGTCACAGCAAGCAATTGCTAAAAAATTAGGGGTGCCACTAGAAGAATACGCTAAATACGTGAAGGAGTAAAAATATGATAAAAGCAGAAAATAATAGAACCTCACGCGCGTCGCAAGAAAGAAAAGATAGACCAAAAGCTTGGACGCCTCCATCAAGTCTGGACGCACCTCCTGCACCGAAAGGATTTGTACACAGATGGATTAGAACCGAAGTAATGGGTCAAGAGGATACAGGTAATGTATCTAAAAAACTCAGAGAAGGTTGGGATTTCGTAAGAGCCGAAGAAATAAAAAATACTTTAGGTGATCACGATTATCCAGTAATTCATAAAGGACAATATCAGGGGTTAATTGGGGTTGGTGGCCTTGTGTTGGCAAGGATACCTGAAGAAATGGTCGAGCAACGCAAGAAGTATTTTCAAAATATTACTTCTGACCAAGTTAAAGCCGTTGATAACGATATTCTAAGGGAACAACGACCAGAGATGCCTGTCAATATTGATAGACAATCTCGTGTAACTTTTGGTGGTGGTCGTAAGTCCTAGACTAAAGACAACTGCCGTATTTGTTTAACAAGCCTATTTTTTTTACAAGGAGGTAAAACATGGCAAACGTAAGTGAAAAATTTGGTCTCAGACCATACAAGACACTTGGAGGACATGCATGGAATAACCAACAGAATAGGTACACTATATCAAACAACTACGGAACAGCAATTTTCCAAGGCGATTTAGTGATACCTGCAACTGATGGTGACATCGAAAGACATACTGCTGGAAACGGACAAGCTGTTTTAGGTGTATTCAACGGATGTTTCTATACTGATCCTACAACAAAAAAACCAACATTTAGTAATTATTATCCTGGTAGCATTGCTGCTGATGATATTGTTGCTAATGTTATTGACGATCCACAAACTTTATTTTTAATTGATGCTGATGCAGCTTTTACTAGAGCTGGTTTGTTTACTAATTATTCTGTAACAAACGTGACTGGTAATACTGACACTGGTATCTCAAAAGTACAGTTAGATGTATCTGAGGTGAGCACATCATTTAGTTATGTATTACAAGCAGTAGATATTTCACAAGATGTGAATAATGAAGACACTGCAAATGCAAACGCTAATGTTGTTGTTCGTATTAATAACCATTTCTATCAGCAAAATAATAATGCTGATACTGGCGTATAAGGGGGTAAATTATGGCTATATCAAGATCACAACTCGTCAAAGAATTAGAGCCAGGTTTAAACGCTCTCTTTGGCTTAGAATACAATAGATACGAAAATGAGCATGTTGAAATATTTGCATCTGAAGCATCTGACAGAGCTTTTGAAGAAGAAGTAATGTTATCAGGTTTCGGAAGTGCTCCTGTTAAAGAAGAAGGTTCTGGTGTAACATTTGACCAAGCAACAGAATCTTTTACAGCAAGGTACACTCACGAAACTATTGCAATGGCATTTGCTATAACTGAAGAAGCAATTGAAGATAATCTATATGATAGATTAGCTGCAAGATATACAAGAGCTTTAGCAAGATCAATGTCAAATACTAAGCAAGTAAAAGCTGCTAATGTTTTAAACAATGCTTTTAATTCAAGTTTCGCAGGTGGTGATGGTAAGGAGCTTTGTGCAACTGATCATCCTTTAGCTAATGGTGGTACTTTCAGAAATGAATTATCAACTGCAGCTGATTTAAGTGAAACTTCTTTAGAGCAATCATTAATTGATATTGCAGCTTTCGTAGATGAAAGAGGACTTAAAATTGCTATGCAAGGTATTAAATTAATAATTCCAAAAGAATTACAATTTACTGCTGAGAGAATTTTAAGATCTCCACAAAGAGTCGGTACAGCTGATAATGATATTAACGCTATGGCTTCTATGGGTATGATACCACAAGGTTATAGAGTAAATCATTATTTAACTGATACTGATGCTTTTTTCATAATGACCGATGCACCTAACGGCATGAAGATGTTTGTTAGAAGCCCAATCAAAACTGCTATTGAAGGTGACTTCGATACTGGTAATGTAAGGTTCAAGGCAAGAGAAAGATATTCTTTTGGATTTTCTGATCCAAGAGGTATATTTGGCTCACCTGGTGCAGCATAAGTTTATTTCTCCAATGTAAACTGAAAGAGGGGGACTTACATAGTCCCCTTTTTTTATGTATACTGAAATTACCAAGAATTATAAACTGATATAGACTGGCTTGGCAGACCCCCTAGAGGACTATATCTTTTAACTAGGAGATAAAAATGGCAGTACATTTTACAGGACCTATTTTGTTTGCAGGAAAAGACGGAACAAAA